CTTCAAGGAGGTCCGCGTTTTGCGCCATCTCCATATCCCGCAAGCTTTCCATCGCCTTGACTTTCTTGTCGATCTCTTCTGCCTGCTGGATGAACTTCCGAGCATCTTCAAGCTCGTTTTGAGTTGCGCCCTCTTTTTCGAGGTAGTCATGCGCCTTTCGCATCAGTTGGACCTGTTCGGCCTTCTGGTCCTCGATAACTTTCAGATCAATCGCTTGTACAGTCATTTCTTCACCTCTTCCTCGGGCAGATATTGCTGCCCCAAACTAATTTCCAATAGTTTCAGTTTAAGTCTCTCCCGCGTGAGTGCATCCTCCTGATGCGGCTCGGCGCGAAGTTGACGGCCATCTAAAGGCCCTGCATCCCCAGATGCAACTGCATCCTCAGATGCAGACCGATCATCCTGCTTAACCGCCGTGGTCACCGTCGCCTGGTTACACCCCCACGTCACCGGCGAATACTCCCACAGTTTAAGCTCTTTGTTGAGCCGGGCCTCCACCCCATCCACCCGCACAAACTCGCTCTGGATGTAGTCAAACCCGATGCTCCACTCGTCCATCGCCCCCATCTTATACAGCGCATATGTCTCCCGCCCCAGCTGCACGTCCATCGCAAACTGCGTCCGGGCAAACAGCCCGCCGGTCGCCGCCGGAAACAGCGCCAGCAGCTCGGGCGGCAGCATATCCCGCGTATGCTCCACCAGCGCCAGGGGCATCCCGATCACGTCCTTCCACGCATGCTGGTGCAGAACCCGGATCTTGCGCGCCCCTGCGGGCCCCCGCTCCTGGATCGTCTTCGCAAAAGCCCCCAGCTCGATGATGTCGGGCGGGTCATCCTGATCCATGATCCCAAACACGCTCACATACGCCTCCACGATCCCCGTCTCAGCGTCCATGCTCTTCGTATAGCTCGGAAATATTTTTGTTACCATCTTGTTTTCCATATCAGCACCTCACAAGCTGATGCGCCTTGATGGCGCATCAGCGCAGTGCCAACCTCTCGTGAGGTCGGCGAACTAACCCCTAGTCACCCAATACCGCCATCGTGGTACACCGGCAGGCCGGATGCAGCGGCGGGTACAGCACATCGCCATAGCTCATCACCAGCCGTTGTCCGCTCACCACCATCTCAGCGCCCTCCGGCTGCCACACGCCGCCCACAGCGATCTTCTGCCCATGCATCTCAGCGCAAAACGGGCAGGTCCTTTCGTCCGGGCTCGCATACCACTCATGCTCTACAACCCCGGTCTGCCGGAAGGCCTCCACCTGCCCGGCGTTCGAGCTCCGGATCGTTTCGCTGCGGGCGATCATCTCCGCCCGCGTCTCCGACCAGCCGCCATAAATCGACTGGATCTCATCGATCATCTTCGTGATCGACCAGCCCTCGTCCTGTGCGGCGCTCATCATCTCGCGGATCTCTTCCCGCGTGGTCTCCCCGATCTTTTCCGCAAACTGGAAGCTGTATTGCCGGATAAAAGCCTCCACGGCCGGGTTCTCGATTGACCAGTCCACCCCCAGCGCGGCGACCCACTCTGCCACCTGGTCGTTCGTCAGCCCCAGCATCAGCGGCATAAATCCGTCCGCCCAGGCGCTCAGCCCATGCGCAGCCAGCCAGGCCTCAATCGCCTTGCGGATCGCGTCATAATCAATCGCCTTGATGCTCTGCCCCTTTTCGCTTCTGATCGCCGCCTCAACGCCGCGTCTCTCTCGCTCAAACAGGTCAACAGCCTTATCCCGAAATTTCTTCTCCCACGCCCGGGCAATTCGGTCAAACCGCTTCCACACGATCTCGCCATTCAGACTTTTCACCTGCCCGGCCCCTTTTTCTCGCTTCGTCCGAACAGGTATCACGTCGTATCGTTTTGAGGCCGCGTCCCCCGGCCCGTCGTCAATCGCCTCCACCATCAGCGGCCGGTAAAGCACATCGCCCACCCCCTCCGGCAAAGGCCCCAGGCCCACCTCCCGCCGCGCCTCATTTACCGTGATCCACCCGCCCAAAATCGCCTGGTTGGACCGGGCAAACCGGTTGGTGCGGTCGTCCTGCAACGCCACCACCTGGCTGTAATCCGGCAGAATTAAGGTGTCCTCCTCCAGCTCACCCAAAAAAGCCCGGGTCAGTGCCTCCGCCAGCTTGGTTGTGGTCGGGATGATGTTGTCCTCCCACAGCGCCCGCCGCGCCAGCGCATAGTTGCTGTAGGTCGCCGCGTCCAGCCCCGCCTTGACCCCGATCAGCACCGGCGGCACCTTAAAAGCCGCGCAGATCCGCGTCTCGGAGATCGCCCGCAAATCGGGGAACACCATCTCACTCAGGTTCAGCCCCGTCCGCTGATATTCAGCGTCCGCGTCCAAAACCATCATCTTATGCCAGTTTTGCTCCCCGGCATACTGCTCCGAGATCCGGTTCTGGATCCGCTTGACCTCGCTGTCATCCAGGATGTTCCGGCTCTTAATGATCCCGCTGGGCACCGCCCCGTTTTTAAAAAATTGTTTAATAAAAGTTGTCTGGCTGTTGTCATTATCCACGTCATAGGCCGCTGCCATCAGCGGCGGGATCCCCCGACCCAGCCCGTGATACCGGTCGTTAGGGTCTGGGTACTTGATGTGGATCACCTGCTCCGGCATAAACAGCACCTTTTCACCGGTTTGCAGCATATAGCTGTGTCCCAGCAGAGCGCCCTCGTCGTAAGCCTGCCTGCGCGTGTCGATCACGGGCGTCATCTTGTCCGGCCTGGGCAGCCACATCGCAATGGTCTCCCCCCGCGGCCCGTCCCGTCGCTCCCGCAGGATAAACGCGTTGCCATCCAGGTTAAGGTAGGTCAAAAGCATCTCGACAAAGTCGTAGTGGCTTTGCCGGGGGTTGGGCATGTCCAAAATGGCCTGCAAAGGGCTGTCCTCAAAGATCTCGGTCTGCCCCCGGGTCAGCCGCCGGTGAACCTGCAACCTCGCGCTGGGCGCCGTCCGGGCGATCTCCCGCACGGAGGCATATACCACCGCGTTGCGCTTATACCCCTCCTCGCAGTATGTCTCATAGTCCACCAACCGCACCACCTCCACCCCGTTGGAGTTGACCGTGGTCACGGCATAGCGCTGCCCCCGGATCGCCTTGCCCCAGATCCGCAGCGTCCGGAAAACATCCGCGCCCGTCCGTGTCAGCCAGTTACGTTTCGCCATCAGTGCACCCCGCTCCGCCCGCTCCGGGCCAGTTGGTTAAATGCCCCCGCGGCCGCGTCCACCTGGTCGTCATGTTTGCCCTTCGGGAACATCATCAGCTCGTCGATAAAATCCCGGTTCCAGGTTCCCTTCACCAGGTGCACCAGCCCCGCCTCGCAGGCGTTGGCCAGCGCGCTCGCCCGCACTTCTTTGCTCTTGTTCCCCACCAGGTCAGGTTGGATCGGCCGCCCCTCCATCTCCTTCACCAGGTTGATGGCCGCTTCCGGGCCCGCTGAGCCGCCCTCCACCTCGTGCCAGGCTCGGGTCGTCGGCCCAGGCAGCGTCAAGTCCATATCGATCATCGTCCTGATTTTTTTGTTGCGCCGATAGATCGAGAGCTGCTCCCGAACCACATGCTCAACATAATACCGCCCGTCGGCGGTCATGCTCATCAGCACGCCCGCGGTATAGTCCCCGCCGCCCTCTTTCCCCGCCTTGTCCCAATATCGCACCCGGGCAACCACCTTTTCGGGCGGTTTCTCAACGATGTCAAACCACTCCGGCTTAAACATCGCCCCCTCGCGCTGGATCGGGCTCTGCCCATACAGGGATGACCAGTCATGCGGCCCAACGTTCGCCTCGATCCTCGCCAGATCGGTCACGTCATATTTTTCCGGCCACAGCGCCTCCCCCTCTGCCCGCCCCAGTTGATCCGCCTCATCTGTCCAGATCCCATTGAGCAGCATATCGTTGTGATACGCTTCAAAATCCTTGTCTTCCGGGGGTGTTGGTCTTTCCCAGGTCGCCGGGAGGTTGATCACGGTATACTGATCCGCCATCGGGTCAGACACCATCTCGGAG